GTTTGGTTTTCCAATGAGGATACGCCCGGGGGAATGCACGCTGTTTACCGGGGACAACGGCAGCGGCAAAAGCTCGATGCTGGGGCAAATCTCAATCGTCTGCGCGCAACAATTCAAACCCGGCCAGAAGGTGGTGATGGCGAGCATGGAAGTGCCACCGGAAATAACGCTGTGGATCATGGCGCGGCAACTGTTGGGCGAGGGACACTTGGAACGCAACCATGAAAACGAGCAGAAGGCAATGCGTGCGCTGGCCTGGCTGAACGAGCGGATGCTGATTTACAACTTCCTGGGGATCACCGACTGGCGCGAGCTGCTCAACACGTTCCGCTACGCGCGCGAGCATTTGAACGGCGAAGTTTTTATATTGGACAGCGTGATGCGCATCGGCATTGCCGACGACGACTATGCGACACAAGGCCTGGCGGCGTCGCAGTTCGCTGACTTCTGTGTGAAGACCGGCGCGCACACTTTCCTGGTGGTGCACGAAAACAAGGGCAGCGACAGCCGCGCCAAGGACCGCGTGCGCGGGAGCAAGCAGTGGACCGACAATGCCAGCAACGTGTGCGGCATGTTGCGCAACGAAAAGAAGGCCGAAAAGCTGGCCGAGTTGGAAGAGAAGCTGGCGATCTACCCGGACGATGCCGCGGAAACGCAGAAGGCAATTGACGGGCTGTTCAAGGTGCAGGATGCAAAGTTCATTTTGAGCAAACAGCGATGGCCCGGCAGTCATCAAAACGCGAGCCGCTGGCTGTACTTCTGCAAGCCGGCGTTGCAATTCCACGAGTACCCGGGTGAGAAGCCGAAATGTTATTTATGAAACCGACACCGGAAAAACTGATTACCGCGGCGCTGGACAATGTTTTGGACGCCAGGGTGCAGGCTCACAAACTTGGGATGAAGGTGAATCTCGGGGAAGCTGTTACGAACGATGAGGCGCGCGAACTGTCGCGCAGTCTGACGGTCGCGCTGAGCGCGGCGCTTTCGTTCGAGAGTCTGGTGGCGGGGAATCCGCCGCCAAAAGTTGGCGGATAGAAATGACAAACATTACACCATTAAACGCCGGTGTAGAAGCGCCTTTGGTGTGGACAACACACCCGACGATTGACCGGCTGTGCCCGCCGTTGGGGTTGGAAAAGATTTCCTTGATGGGAGACCGGCCGGGCGGGTACCGCAACGTGCTGAATTATTGGGAGCAGCACGAGGGCATGGTGCGCGAGGCGAATGAAGACCCGCTGAATCATGCGCCGGATTTGCCGTGCTGGGGCGCGCTGCGGCATTTGTTGAAGAATAAGAAGGTGATTTTCAATCTCGGCGCCAATGGCAGCGGCAAGACGGAGGGCGGCGGGAAAATCACGTCAGAAATTTTGACGAGTGGACGCGGCAAGCGCGTGCTGTGCGTGGCGACCAACGAGGACGCGAGCATCCATTATCAGCAACGGGCGGTTTACAAGTACCTGCCGGTGCACGCGCGGGAGTGGAACATGCAGCAAAAGAAACCGAGGCACAAGGTCATCAAAATAAACTACACGCCGAGCGGGGGGTTTACGGAGGGAAATTTCATGCTGCCCAATCAGTCGGAGTGCAGCTTCAAAACCGTGGCGCAATACATGCGCGACCCGAACAGTTTTGAAGGACCGGAATATGACTTCGTCTGGTTCGACGAGCCGGCGCCGATTGCCCTGGTGGACACGCTGATTTATCGCGCGCGGAAACGGGCGGGCATTGTGTTGCTGACGTTCACGAGTTTGGAGGGATTTACGCTGGTGTGTTCGCGGGCGCTGGAGGGGGCGCGCATTATCAAGTCGCTGCCGATGCAATACGATTGGTTTTACGGAAAAGAGGGGGGAGTGAATCCGGCGATCAAGTTTCCTGAATTGAAGTTGACGGAGAGTTACGTGAGGGGCTGCCCGCCGGGACACATGCCGTTCATAATGCAGCCGCTCAACATCGAGCACGGCGTGATATTCACGTGGACGCATTGGAATCCGTTCCTGCCGCGCAATGTTGAAAACCCGGCTGTGCCCGATCTGTTCATGGCCTGCACGGGCAAGGGGCGCGAGGAGGCGCTGGTCCGGCTGTTCGGGTGGACGGAGAAAACAACGGGCTGTCAGCTCGCCAACCTTGATCCAACAGTACACGTGATACCGCATGAGCGAATTGAGAAGATGCTCAAGGCTGGCGATCTGACGACCTACATGGGGTGCGACCCGGTGACGGCGCGCAGTTACTTCGCGCAGTGGAAGGGCGTTGACCGGTTGCAGCGGCAGTTCATCATTGATGAATTTCCCAGGATGGAGGAGGGCGAGTGGGTGACGATTGACGGGAAGGCCGGCGAAGGTCAGCGGTTGTTTGCGAAGCTGGGAATCCGTGATTACAAAAAGAAATTCCGCGAGCGCGAGCGCGAGCACGGACAGACGCCGATCTGGCGCAAGGGTGATCCGCGCGCGTTCGCCACCGCGCAGGCGGCGGCGGAGGGCGGGGTGACGCTGTTTGAATTGTTCGGCCAGGAAGACCGCGCGCAACCCGGCGAGATGGATTATGCGCCGATGCAATTTCTCCCGGCGCAGATCCGGCAGACGGTCAAGCTGGACATTGACAAGATAAAAGATTTGCTGGCCTACAACTCCGAGCAGGCGGAGGCCAACGCGGCGCTGGGCATCAACCCGCCGACGGGCACGACGCCCGAAAACGAGCCGCACCTTTACATTTCCGACCGCTGCAAGAATACGCTGCGGGCATGGCAGATGTGGGACGGGACGGCGGACAGTCCGGCAAAGGATCCCGTGGACGCAACGCGCTACAACTTCGACGTGCCGGCATTCTTCCGCGATCCCGACGTGCCGGAAGTGGTGGGCGGGAAAGGATGGGGGGCGAGATGAAAAAGAAGAGAGGACCCTACGGGAAGCGCGTGCTGCATGAAAGAACTTGTGTCTGGTGCGGCTGCACAAATTCACGCGCTTGCATTGGGGGCTGTTCCTGGACGCTTAAACACAAAGCGACAAGGACCGGAGTCTGCTCGCGTTGCATTGGTTTTCACAGAGTTACCACGGATTACGCGGATTTTTAACCAACCATGAGAAGGAACAATTATGGCAACTGATATGACGGATGAAACAGTGAGCACAACGGGGCCCAGCGCGCCCGACCAACTGGCGCGCGCGACAAAGGAGCCGAACATTGAGGCGCTCATTAAAGAGTATGACCTGGCATGGAGCCAGGACGGGGACACGGACTCGCGCCTGGTGACGGTGGAGCGGGTCCGATACTCGCGCTGGGGGTGCCAAAGCCTGGATGGATTGAAGCACGCCGAGGATTACGAAAGGGAGGGGCGCGAGGCGCGGCCCTACGATGGCGCACCGGACACGAGAATCTTTCATGCCGACGACATTATCAACAGCCTGGTGGACGTGCTTTACACGGCGTTTTGGGCGGCTGAAATAAAGGTGAACCCCATTACCGCCCGGCCTTTGAACATGGACGAGGCGGCGGAGATCCGCACGGTGGCCAACTGGCTCAAGACCGGGCCGCTCCAGGAGGCGTTGATTGACGACGTGGAACGCGCGGCGCAAATCATGTGCATGGTAGGCTGGGCGATATTGCACCCGACATGGCGGCGCGATTTGCAGATCCGCAAGCAGACTATCACGATGGGAGAGATTCAGAAGTTGGCGCAAGCGGCGGCGCAGCAGCAGGGGCAGAATTTACTCGCCAGCGCGCCGGAGATGATCAAGGATCCTGAACAGGAAGATGCCGCGGCGGAATTGGTATTGATGTTTTTGCCGGACATGAAGAAGAAAGAGGCGCGGCGCGTAGTGCGGGATTTGCGCGAGACGAACGAGGCAGAATTTCAGACGACGGAGACCAGCAGCGTGGGGCCTGAGCTGGCGGTTCTTTGTCCGTGGTACCACTTCGTGATGCCCATCGAGGCGACGGCCAATCCCAAATACGGGCGGCTTGGTTTTGTGCGGGTGCTTTTGCCTGAGTGGGCGGTGGATGAGCGCGCGGCAGCCGAGGAGTGGGACAATGAGGATTTTACCGCGGCGGTGAAGTTGACCAAGGGCCGGGCGACGCCGAGCGAGACGACGGTGGAGGACGAGCTGGACGAAAACGAAATGCTCATAGAGCTGATCTACGCGTTCAACTGG